GGTTGGGCATCTTCTTCTAACTCCGAGTATGCGAGTTTCATAATTGTATATATGTAGTAGGCAACGCCAGCAAGGAGTATTAATATGGAAATGATAATACTCCAAGTTACGTCGTTTACATCATGTAGAGGTCTCAGAACCAGATTCATTAACAGTCACTAATCATAGAATTGACCTGAGATCCAGCAGCAGAACCAATATTTTGTCCCAGAAGCATTGCCCAACCAGATGCCAACCATCCAATGTAAGGAATACTAGAAACAGCAGGAACTGCTATACCAGCAGCAATGCTACTTCCTGCCATTGCACCCTGTGACCGTGCTCCAGCGTCCGCCACGATACACTCTACGTCTTTCGCAGACTTTCCCTCTTCGCCTAAGGCAGCACCTCCCATATTTCTCACACCTTCCATAGTATATTGATCCGTTCGATACTCATTGCGATCTTCGTATTTCTTACCACCGAAGAAACCGCTTTGAGTTTTAGTGAGATCTAGTGATCTCTGTGACTCAAGAATAGCAGGATCGTTTGCTTTGTATTCAATTGTATATCCGTCCTTACCTGCTTCAATTTTGTATGAAGAGTATGGGGTTCCCTTTGGAATGTTAATCGTCGGTACTTGAATAACCTCTTTAGGTTGTTTTCTAATTAGATGTCCTAAGACACCGATATGGGCAATCGCTACGACTCCGCCAACTGTAATCGCAGCCCATTTAATAGAAGAGTTCATGTCACATCTTGTAAGGTGGTTGTTCTGAATCGGTAACAATTTTGATTGGACCTTGCTCAACTCTGATGGTCTGAGAAGGTGCAGTTTGAGATGCTGCAGCAATCAGTCTTTCGAGATCTGCCTTAGTGATTGCTCCAGGAGCACCAGCACCAGCAGCACCATTAGCACCGTTCATCTTCATCGTACCATCGCCAGACTTCTTCGCCGTCTGAACCCCGAACGTAGCTAAAACGCCGGTAAAAACGCTGGCTATGAACGTGGGATCGATCTTCCCTTGTGGGAAACCAGGTATGGTCACATAGTTGAGGGTAAGAATACCACCCGACCAAACCAGAATACCCAAACGAACAAAGGTAGAAAGAATGGCAAGATGCTCTTCAGAGTCTTCAACCTTTTCCTTCAACTTTCCAAGTGGTCCTTTTGGTTTTTTGATTTCTTCGTTCTTTACTTCTTCGGGCATGAGTCACCAACAAAGGCAACTTTATTTAGGGTTCAAGAATCTCTACAGAGATATTTGTGTGGTTTATTTGATTGTATCTTTGACAAAGAACATCACTTCCTTGATGTTCCCATTTATGATATGCACTTTTTAATTTTTGAATGTAATCAGTTCCACCGAGACCGACCATTTCATCGGCAACGATTTTCTTGATTAACACATCTCTCGTTAAATGTGTCATATGTAAGAATAGTTTTCCAACAACAAACCCTTACATTATAAGACTTAGAAGGATTAGATCAAAGGGTTTGCCTTGGGTGGTTTTTGTTCGCTATCTGCAGCGAATGATATTATTTAGCAATGAATCCATTTTCAACCAACCACTCACGGGTCATTGGAGTTGGATCATAGTCAGTCCACATCGTTCCAGCGGCACAAGACTCAAGTGCTTTAGCAGTCATACCTTCAGTGTGACCTGCCCAATATGCTTCTTTTTCCCAGGGAATTGCATGGGGTTGAGACTTATATGCGCTCTTTGCAATTGCCTGATACATCTTGGGAACTTTTTCTTCAGGTTTGATAATAGCAATGAAGTTGTTCTTAATACTACCCGCCATACAATCCTGAGCAGCGTGCCATCCTTCATGACGCATCACCGACATCATAGTTCCAGGACGCTTCACATGAGCAACATTCAAAAAGAAGTTATTACTTACAGTATGATAGACACCACGATGTCCAACTGGGAAATATCGCATATCTGCTAGAAAAACCTTAACTCCGACCGCATTAAGTGATCGGACGAGAGAGTTAAACTCATCAGCAACAATACTATAATCAATATCATCCAGTTCCTCGTGTTTGTTGAGGTCAGAAACTGTTTTAAGTTCTTGAACATGATCGGTGCATTCCCTGAGTAACATACATCCCATAGAATGCATGGTGAAATACTCTTTGTCTTTGATTGGATCAGCAAGCGCAGGAGTCGTCAGAGAAACTGCTGCGAGCATAGCGAAGATAGTTTTGATCATACTTTGAAATACTTATTGTAAAGAGCGGATGCTTCTAGATGCTTACCGTGATTAGTCAAATACTTGATTCTATCGAGAATCTTTCTTTTGAAAACTTTAGATGTCTCTTCCATCTTCGTCTCCTATGTATTCTAGTGAAGTTACATCGATGTCCTTATTTTTTGGATCCATCCACTCTTTGAATTCGCAGTGGACAGCATATGCGTCGTCGATATCATCTTCACAAAGAAAATGAATTCGATCTATTACATAGTCATGTATCTGGATTAGGTTCTCTTGTAAAGTTACCATAGTCCTTACGCATATAGCGACCTAGAATGTTACTATTATAATAGGCAGGACTCCCGTCGTCAAGTGCTTCTGATAACACATTGTTGAGAAACAATTGTTTTGTTTCTTCAAAATTACAATTACCCTTTGTATCGTGAAGACTCAGTATTTCTCTACTGAAGATCTCTTTACCATATCTTTTTATATCCTCCTTTAGTTCAGGACAAGAACCATAATACTTTTGCCAATCTGATTCTTGCTTTACCTTTCGCTTCTTTCCTGGCGGTTTTCTAAAGGACCAAAAGTATTTTCTACCGATGTACTGTTTACCTGATTGTAAATTAGTAATCCTGTAGACAAAACCGTACAAATCGTTAATATCCTCAGATAGAAAAGTTCTACCTTTAAAAACCCAGGGGTTTTCATAACTCATACTTTAGTATCATATGAGCTATTATTTATCTTTAACCGGGACAAACCTAGTCTATAGACGATTTAACATTTAGTCAACCCCCTTGATAAATACTCAATAAAGAGTTATACTGATGTCTATCTACGTCAGAAATTTAACAATCAATACTCATTCTGACTTCTCAGAAGACCTTGAATTGTTTCAGACTGGTGGTAACAGAACCAATCTAACTGGATATACTGCTCAGTCTCAAATGAGAAAGCATCCAGACAGTTCCACCGCATATGATTTTACAGTTGGTATTACTAGTGCTGCACAGGGTGAACTTACTTTATCAATGACTGATACCACTACTGCTACTATCAAAGCAGGAAGATATATGTATGACTTAATGTTGATTAGACCTAATGGTGATAAAACTATTGTTGTGGAAGGTACCGTGAATGTAAGATCAGGAATTTCCGTTAACTGTCCGTAAACATGGCACAACAACCAACATTTATTGTCGATCTCCTGATTCATACAGGAACAGATTTCGAACAAACTTTTGTTTTAGAAGATACATATTCTAACGCACCAAAAGACCTCACAGGTTACACTGCGTGTTGCTCTATGAGACGCTACCCCTCTTCAAGCGTTGCTGCATCATTCAATATAGACTTTGCTACCGATAGGACTAGTGGTAGAGTAAGTATTCAAATGACTAGAGGAACTAGTGCGAACTTAAAAGCAGGAAAATATTTTTACGATCTGGTATTAATGGATTCCTCCAATGAGAAGGTTAGACCCATTGAAGGAACAATTACTGTGAAAAAAGCGATTACTCGATAATTACTCAGTTACGAATATTGCGATAGTATTTTTTACTGGAGTGATATGGTGCTGCCTTCTCATAAGACTGCCACCATGCAGGACCCTTTTTACCAGCAACTGGTGTGGTTGTTGTTACCGTGCTGTACACATCTCCTGGTTGAGCGCCTGGTCCAGTTGGTGTTTTCTCCTTATCATCATCCTTATTTCCACCACTCATTGCATCCTTAGTTCCATCAAGCACATCCTTAGCACCAATAAGTGCTAAAGAACCACCAGCAACTGCAAGACCACCTTTTGCACCAGGCGGAAGTTTATTAACACCTGCTTTTACTTTATCAACACCCTGCTTTACTTTAGTCTTTGCTGCAGACGTTGCCTGTTGGACTTTAGTGGGTCCTTTGCTTCCAGTGATTCTTGGATTACCAGTCTTTGGATTGATACCTCTAAGACCTTGTGTAAGGCGTCTGATACCCCTTGAAATCCACCCCAGACCAAATCTTTCACATACAACTGCTAAGTCTGGATTGCTGTAATCAACGCTCTCAGTGAGCGTCAGAGACCCTAGAATGCCGTCTACTTGGTCCTGGTCCTCAGACTGCCAGAACTCTACAATCTCCTCTACAGAGAAGTCATCCTTCAGCATCGCATCAGTAACGCTAAGGAAATGCTTTTGTTCGTCAGTGTAATTGTAATACATGATAGTTACCTCCTTAGATTACTTCTGATTTGCTGCTGCCTTTGCTGCAGCCTTTTCTCTTGCTCTCTTTTTCCTTTCATATCTGGTAGCACCCAGAATTTTATCTGCTAACCAAGTTCCCGCAGAATAACCACCAATAGCACCAGCAGTTCCAGTGACTGCAGATCCTATACCACCGCCACCAATAGCACCAGCAAGTCCACCCAGGGCACCGCCAGCATATCCTAAACCAGTTCTAAATGCAGACTTAACACCTGCTCTCATGTCACTATCACCTCTCTTCTTATACTCCTGATAAGATGATACTGCATCATATGCTGAACCAGCAAGACCTAATGCTCTACCACCCATCTGCTTGAGCATTCCTTTTGTTACTGGTGCATTCTTTGCAGCAGCAGCGAGAGCAGGAGTCTTTCTAGCAGGAGGTAATTTTAGTGATGATGGTTTTTTAGGTTTTGGTGGTTTGGGCGTTACATCAATATCTCCAGGTAATGATTTTTTACCACTAGGCAATTCTTTTGGTTCGTCAACTTTAACTTTTGCTCTCTCAACCCTACCCATGAATGCATCAAAAGCACCCTGACGCATTGGATTTCCAGTTTGTTTTGCCAGAGCACTAGATCTTTGAACACCAGCACTTCTTCCTGGAGATGAAGCAGATGGTGAAACAGATTTTATATCTTTTTGAAGTTGAGTTGCTCTTCTTGAGAACTCTTTGAAACTGCTAGATCTAGGAGATGCTCTATATAATTTTCTTGTCTCAGGTTTTGCAGCAGCAAGGTCTCTTGTTATAGCAGACTTCTTTAGTTCTGGTCCCATAGAACTCGGTTTAACAGAAGCAACTCTGAAGTCTCCACTTGCTCTGGCAGAACTAACAGCAGCAGAAGCAGGTTTACCAGAAGTTCTTGGCTTTCTTGATGGTGCCGTATCTCCACCAATTCTTTCTTCAGTACCACGAGTACGAGTACGACGAAGAAGAGCATCCTCAAGTTCTGGACTTACTTTATATCCACCCTTAGTTTGTGATTTAACATAATCACGAATATTTGATACTGTTCCTGGTTTTGTCTTATCAAGTCTTGCCTGAGAAGATCTAATATTTCTCCTTGCTTCTGTTTCAGCAGGTCCAGGAGTATTATCTACTTTTGGTTTTTGTGGTTTTGGAGGAACACTAGAAGCACCTTTGAAAGGATCAGGTACTTGTGGTTTGCTTCCTGTTCTAAGACCTTTGAATGGATCACTTGGTGCAGGAGTCTTAGATTTGAATGGATCAGGAATACCCTGCTTTACCGTTCTCTGCTGTCTTACAGCACGATTAACATTAGGGTTAGCCTCATCTGCTTTCAGACCACCAGACTTGGAACCAGAGAATCCTTTTCTTGCTTCTAGGTCAGACTTTGCTCTAGCATAAGCACCACTTCTATCGCCAGGGAAACTCTTTCTACCAGTTTTTCCAGTGGTAGGTCCACCAGTCGCACTACGCTGTCTCTGGGCGCGTCTATAGTTCGCTGCGTCCTTGGAGACATTTGCCTGATTTACACCCTCAGGCTTCTCAGGTTTTTTCTTCTCAGTTATAAATGCACTAAACGACTTCATTCCGCTACCGCGTTCCAGTATAAGAATATTTATAAAAAAAGAGAGGACATTAGTCCTCTCCCTTAAATGCTTCGTATCCGTCATATTCACCGAACATATAAGCGTCAGATAGTGCTGCTTCTTTGTATGCTCGGTATGAGTCTTCTACATCTGTAGGAGGTGGAGTGAGGGGTTCAATCTCATCCATCTCCTTCCAGATTTCCTCAAAGTTGGAATCCTGAGAATGTGTCTTTCTTGACATCTTGTTTGATACCTCCAACGATGTAAGACTCCACCTCTGTTTCCTGGGGAGCAACTTGGAGACCTTTAGAAGAGATCCAGTGTTCTGTCCAGGGGAGTGGATTGTTTTTAGCGGGGATGTCATAAATTGGTTTCAGTCCAATTGCTTTCATTCTACGGTTTGCTACCCATTCGACATACTGCTGTAACAGTTTGTCATTGAGACCAATCATAGAACCATCTTTGAACAGA